ATTAGATATATTAATACCATGATGTAGGTTTAAACATTTTCTATGTATATCTCCACCAGATGGTTTTCTTATATCTAAAAATTCTAATACTTCAGGATGTGATATATTCATATATGCAGCATAGCTACCTCTTCTAGTTTTACCCTGACTAAATGCCATTATTTCTGAATCAACTACATGTAAAAAGGGTACAGTACCAGATGATTGAGATCCACCTGAAGTCATTGTACCATCAGATCTTACATCTCCCCAATAACCGCCAATGCCGCCGCCAATTGATGTTAACCAAGCATTTTCTGTATAATGACCAGTTAAACCCTCTCTACTATCGCCAACATAATTTAAAAAACATGAAATTGGCATTCCTCGACCTGTGCCTCCATTACTTAGAATAGGTGTTGAATACATAAACCACATTTTTGAGGCATAATCATATATCCTATTTGCCATCTCCTCATTATCTGAATAAGCTTTAGCAGCTCTCATAAATGCTTCTTGTGGTGATGTTTCTTCGGGTAAAAGATATCTGTCTTTTAATGTTGTTTTACCAAAATCTGTTAGTAAATTATCTCTATCGTTTATTATCATATTATTCATTACCTTATTTTAATTATATTACCATATAAGCTTTTGCAGCAAGTACAGTAATAGAAGCTAAGTATATTGTTAAAAATATAAATAGTGTGTATTTCATTTTCTTTCTTAAATATGGCCTCCTTGATATAAAGCCAATATTAACATTAATGTTAGTATAATTGTATTAAATTGCCACCAAGTCATACAATCCCCCTATTTAATCCTCTTCTTGTTGAATAGAGGAAAGTTCTTGTTGAAATTGTTCTCTAGGAGATATAATTCTTTCATCATTAGAAATTTCATCTAAACCACTAATATCATTATAATCAGTTGGTAAAGCATCATTATGTTTTGCTATTTCTATAAATGTTGATCTTGGAATTAATCCGCCTTGATACCATTCAGTTATTAATCTCATCCAATCAGAACCTCTTGGGCTAGGATTAAAATCGCTGGATAAATTAAATCTTATGTCAGTTTCAGAAATATTTAAATCATATCTCCAGTTAACCATATGTTTAATAATTTTTTTCATAGACTCAGAAACTTTTGCATTTAATGTAGCAAGTGCCGCATTTTGAGATGCATTTCTAAGCGATAAAGCTACACCGGATTGATCGGAGTTGTTAGGCTCTAAGCTTAACATTTTTACACCAATTCTAGTTAATTCATCATATGCATTTTTAATTGCTGCTTCCATATCCTTTAAAGCATCTGTAGGTGTTTGAAGTGTTTCAACACTATCATCTTTATTAACAAACATCCAAGTACCTAAACCTTGTCTTACAAGATCATTTTTTTCAGTGTCTGTTAATGAGTCTGATTTAACTACTGGTGTATATGTAGCTGATAAATATAATAAATGGTTTCTTCTTGATATTTTATTGTATAAAGCAATTTCTCTATTAACAATAGGTGTCATCATAGGGTCAACTGTATCAATTGAGCCATTTAATGGAAAAAATGGAATATAATTCATTCTATCACCATTTATAAATAAATTAGTATTAGTACCTTGTGAAATCCAATCATCTGTTAATTGATCAAAATTATAATCAATACCACCATCAATAAATGAAGGAGTATCAGATGTGTTTCTAATAAAATTGTTAATTACATAAAATCCATTTTCATCTAATTTATGTACTTGTACAGTATCAACATATTTAGGATGATATGGAGATGTTAAATCATCTTCTAATGTAAAATATCTTGTTATAAGCTGATTTAATTTAACCTGACCTTTATAATCTGTAGATACAGACCAATTAACAATATTTTCTGCTGTATGTAATATTGGATAAGGTTTAACCTGTCTTCTTTCTTCAGGCGTTAAATTTTCTAAATCAACTGTTGGATAATCTATTTGTATCCATGCTCTTGAAGTTTGCATTTCTTCCCATAAAGCATTTCCTAAAAATGATAATAAGTTAGATTTATCACTTCCTATTTCATCTAAAATCCAAGATTTAGCTTCTATAGGTGCATTATTTATTTCTAATAATGGCTGTTTACGTAATAAACCACCAATAATCATTTTTGAAAATTCTGATGTAACACCTGGAACTTCAGCCTCAGCTTTATAAAAATCATATTGAGATTGAGTCATTGTTGGGTTAAAAGGTAATAATAAATTATCAGAACTTGGTACTGTATCGAAATCTTTTGTATATGATGGTCCTTGAACAATTGCTCTGTTTCGTTTCCATTCATTTACTTGGCTCAGATATTCATCGTTTGGATATCCCGGGCCTTTTGTAGTTCTTCCTGATTTAACAATTGAACTATTTGTATATTTTATTGACATTTTGTGTTTCCTAAAACGTTAGTAGAGTAGTTACAAACTTACTCAAGTTGAAATTAAAAAAATTTTTGATTAGCCGTCGATGGAATCAAAAAAAATTGAATCGTGTGAAAGTGCAAATGACCAGCAGACCAACTCCGGGAAGGGGGGATCGGGTCCTTTTTATTTTTATGCCCCAAGCCCATAACGCCCCGAGCCTCATTATTTTTAGTCAGTTCTATTCAAATTGAAAGCGCTCAGTACGTACAGCCACCTTAACCAGGCTAAACATAGTTTTTACTAGGCTCTAGGCGGTTAAAATTGAAAAAGCTCGGACCTAATGATTGGCTTTCGGACCACACAATTAAACAAAAGCTTTAAACACCAATGATAAAGTGCCATTTGATTAATAGCTACCATTGATTAACTTTATTATATATATTGATATATAAGCACAGCTTAAAATGACCACCCTTTATCACGGATAACTTGTGGTTTATGTTTACCTATAGGGTATAGAAATTCACATATATATCTTATGCCATCAGAAAAGTGTTCAACACCTTTTGATTTATCTATAATGGCATTATCCATACCTGTAGTAAAACCTTCTTTCCAAGTTGTTGTTTCAATTGAAGCAATTGTCCTTGGTGTTTTATTTTTATTAAAATATAATTTTGTATTACCTTTAGCATCTTTTAGTAAAGCATTAACACTATTAACACTGTCAATTATAGGTGGTTGCTTTGACCTAGCTAACACTTTAAATCCAGCATCTCTTAATATACTAAAATCTGTTGTACCTGTTGAAGCACTAGTTTTCATAGCCCTACCTGAAGCATCAGGATAACATATTATATCTCTATTTTTATATCGACCTTTTATAGATCTTATTAACTGATAAGTATCAGCATTACCATAAAATTCGTCCATTGCATGCAATTGGTTACCACGATGGCACCATACTGTTGAAGCCATTATTTTAACATTAAAGTCAATGCTAATATGTATTGGCTCACCTGGCTCAATTGGTAATAAATTATCTGTTACATGTATATCTCTATTAAAATTATAAAATACAGAATCACCAGTGTTATTAAAGGTAGCACAATATTCTTGGTTAAATGATTTTTCATCCATTGTAACCCGAGCAAGTTCAATTTCCTCTTTCATATCTGGCCTAACTTCTTCAGCAGTAAACTGCCAAGACTTCCATAAGCCAGTTTTATCTTCTTGACCTTTAACCCATAATTTATAAAAATCATTTGTTATACCTTTAGGTGTACTTATTACAAATACACTTGCTTTTCTTTGTGGATCTGATGTCATAGGTAATATAACTTCAGTAAATGCATTTTGTTTAATATAAGCAAATTCATCCAATACAATAAATGTAGGTGATGGTGATATACCCCTTAAACTATCTGGTCTATCAAAACCTTTTAAGGTAATTTTTGAACCATTAATAAATCTAATTTCTAAATCAATTTCTCTTGGATATCCATTTATATGATCTGGATGTACCAAACTTTTTAATGTTGTCCATATAGATTCCCTAATCATTGAAACAGTTGGTCCAATAATTAAAGCTCTTCTTCCAGGTTGTTCTAAACAATGATTATATGAAGCAACAGCTGCCAAATAAGATTTGCCAACTCTTCTTCCACTAGCCATTACTTTAAACCTAGCAGGGTGAATTAAAACTTCCTGTTGAAAATCGAAAAGTTCTATTTTATGATTCATATTTATTTACTATATTTAGAATATATATTCAAAGATTTATTATTATGCTCTCAGTTAGATTGTTGTAAAACTATATTTTTTAATCTTTCAGCTCTTAAACCAACTTGTTTAGCCCATAAACTATCCATCATTTCAACAGATGCTTCAGCCCATTGCTCATCATTAATTGCAGCAATAAATTTTTTAAATTTAGTTAATCTTGGAGCACCCATATTAAAACACATATTAACAAGCACTAATTGTATTAAATCAGGTTTAGATTCTAAATCTGAAAATACTTTTTTAGTTTCATTAATATATAATTGAACATCAGAATTAAATACTTCATTTACCCTATCTTCAGAAACTTTAGTTCCAATAGGTTTACCATATTCAGAATCTTTTTCAGTAATTAAATGACCTATACCAAATGTAGGATATCCTAAATGATCATTATAAATTTCGTATTTTACACCTTCATCAATTTTTAATTGTTCTCTTAATTTATCTATATTCATTGTTTATCTTTATTGTTGTATTTATCACTTTCAAAAGTTAATTTAAATTTAGGCAAGTCCTTCATGTGCTCTTTTCTAACTCTTACATTTAACATGCTGTTCACACACCAAGAGGAATCCAAACGGGATAATTGTAAAAGAAGCTCAAAAAGTTTAGCCGTAGCTTTTGATTTAGATTCAAAAACTATTTCTTTATGACTTACCAACTTATCTTTAATCGTATTTGATCCAAAATAAGTAGCTAATGCCGTTCCGTATTTACCGGTAAAACCAATATAATAAGATCCGTCGGTATAGTATGTGATGTATACCTTATAAACTTTCTCAGTTTGTTTCGTCATCTATATTTGCGCCTTGATCTATAACAGCTTCACTATTTTGTAATATTGTAACAGGTTTAACCTGAGGTTCACTTTTTTGCACTATTGTAAGTATAGGCACATTTGCCTGATGCAATGAAGCAGTTCCTACAGGTTGTTTTTGATACCCATATTCTAATAACTTTTCAGCTATACGAACTCTTAAATTTTGTGATCTAAAATCATCTTTGCCTTTAAGCTTAGATAATTCTTTGACTAATATATTAATAGGATCTATACCTAATTTTTTTAACTTATCTATACTTGATTTATCTATGGTACTTTTTTCAACTGTACTTTTTGGAGGCCTACCAGCCCCAGGCCTAGCTCCGCCCTTTCCAGCCATAATTATACCGCCTATCAAATTAAAGTTATTTTAATATATAAGTCACAAGCTATTAAAACTTTCGACCACATACAACAACGCTCTGTTGTCTGTAAGGTATAGAAATAGGTATTTTGACGCCTTTGGCATAAATTAGCCTATAGCTTATTAGGCTTATATAGGCTTATATACTTATATATATATATATTTATGGCTTATAAGGCTTATATAGGCCTAAGGCTTATATAAGCTTATATAAGCCTTAAGCTTTACGTTTTCTGTAAGACATAGAATTAGGAAAAGTCTTATAAATTATAAGTTCTTTTCTCTTAACCTTTTAGCTTTAAAAAGATTAATTCTACCTTCTTTAGCTTTTCTTACTTTTATTTCAGATGGTTTTTCATATCTTTGCTTTTCTCGGTATGTTTTTAATATACCTAATTTGCTAGATTTATTTTTCATTTTACGAAGTGCTTTTTCAATATTATTATCTTTTACAATAACAATAAAATTACCTCGTTTTTGTGATTTATTTATTATAACAATTACCCCCTCTCTAAATTATTAAATTTATTAACATACAAACAATAAAGCCTAAACTAAACCAAGTCACTTCTTGTTTATTATTGGAACAAAACCAATATGTTTTTTCTAGTCCTTCTCCAATTTTTTCTAATATTGGATATATATATTTATCAAACATTTTTCTCCTATTGTTATGCAAAGGCAAATTCAGATTGTAATATTTCACTACTGTCTAAATTACCACGTTTAATCATAGTTACCAAATTTCCAGTTTCATTTAATATATGTTGAAGTGGATCTTGGTCTATAATATATTTAAATTGTTCTCTGATACATTTTTGCATATCAACTACATTACAAGCATGTGAACCATAGCTATCATGTGCGGATACTATATCAAAGTTACATTTATCAATTACAAGCATTAAATGTAATGAGTCCAAATTATGAATTGTATTAGGACTTATTCCAGCCTTAGCCTTACTAATATTTTGTACTGCTAATTCTGTTTTAATAATTAATTCCAATTGATAATCCCATTTATATGATTTATCTTGATTTTGTACATATAAACCATCGTGAACAAATACAATACCACGTTTATATTTAACATATTTTTGTGTAAATGGAAAATTGCTAATTAATGTTTTATGAGAATACTGTTTACCAGTATCCTTCATATATTTTTCGCAATTATTTTTAAACAATTGCATAGTTGATGAAACCATAGGAAATTCTTGTTCAATTGTTAAATAAACAAGAGCGCCTAAAGCTCTAGCCGCACTATGTTGCTTATTACTCAAATATACATTATCTATATCTCTAGTATCTTGTATTATTTGTTCACCCATACCTTGCTTGGTTGCAGAATAACCATAAGTCATAACATTCCGTTTAACAATTTTACGCCATTCTTTAACGGTAAATTTAGACTTATCCCAATAAATAATATCAGTTAATTTAAGTTGTTTTTTATATCTTCTTTGATACCATTTAATTAGCTTTTTATATAATTCAGATTTTTTATCATTATTTAATTCAGCAACTCTAAACCTATTTCTAAGTTTTTCTATTCCTTTAAAATATAAATTATAATAATCTAAAGCTATATCATCTGCTTTTTCTGCTTCTTTATGCATTTTATCCACAACAGAAACTGCTACATGTGAATACATATCACCTGGTTTATTATTTGTTGTAGGTTTTACATTGACTAAATGACCATGTTGATCATCTTTAGCTAAACTAAATAGCCATTGTAAGCCATTATTAGATCCGTCTCTATAACAAATTGTAGTTGATATAAATTCTTCAACATTACCCATTGCTACAAAATGTTCATCTAATTTAGCTAACTCCATAACAGCTGATAAAAATTGAAAAGGTTCTTCTGCTTCCATCCAACCTTTAGCATTATATGGATCTTTACCCATTTTAACAAAATTATAATATTCTTTTTCTACAAACTTAACTTTGTCATTATGTGGTAACTTATCTTCACCAAACATATTAGCTATATGATGATATAATTCACCTAACCCATTGTTGCCTAATGGTTTTCCAATGGCAAAAGATAACATACCCTTTGCATTATCACTGTTAAGTTCATTAAGGTACGCAGATAATGGGTATAATCTTCCTCGATTATCAGCTTGATATTGCTGGTAAAATATTTTATCAACAAATGGTTTAGCCGCATTTAAAACTTGTTCGGCCTCTCTTTTCTTAGCTGCTGCTCTTTCTTTTGATATTGTTTTAACTGAATTATGTTCAAAACAATTTTGATTAGTTTTTAATGCCCATTGATAAACATTAAATAATTCAGGTTTAACATAATAACTAATAGCTTGTTTTTTATTTACTGCATTTAATACAATAGGTGTATTATATTCATTAATTTGTGCTAATACATCTTGATTAACATTTTTAATTAATTTAATTTCTTCACCATTATTTATTTTTACTTTACCAAATTCCCAATTTGGGGCCCGGGATAATAATGGTTTATAAGGATCTGAAATTTCAGAAAACTCTTTTAATAATTTTCTAAGATCATTTCTATTTTTTCCTGCATAAACTTTATAAACAGTTTTAACTTTATTATGTTGATAATATTCTCTAATTAATTTTACAACCACCATAAATAATGTACTATATGAATTAATTATAAATACACCTAATTTTAATGATATTGATGATTTCTTATTTATATTATAAAAAGCTAATATTCTATCACCAATAGCAATTGCTAATTGTGTTAAATTTTGTCCTTCAGATACACCAGTTGCTATCATTGAATGACTTAATTGAATTGATATATTAAAATCAATTTTATAATTATTAATTAAAGTAATAACATCAGGTTTTCTATTGCTATTAGTTTTATTTGACAATTTATCAAACAACATCTCCATTTGAGTTCTTATTTTTATTCCCACTGGACCCAGCGTTTCTAAATTGTTCAGCTGTTCTTTTAACATGTTTTTTCCTCCTGTTTATTCTTAATAATTCATTTTCTATTTTAGTAATTTCAGATCCATAAATTTCGGTCAATGCTTTCATAGCTTTAATTTGATCTTGACATTGTATTTTACTTTTAATTAATTTTTTTTGTTTTATTAATAAAGACCTTAATTTATTTTCTCCTGTATTATCTATTATCAATTTTAGATGCGATTTTATCATATTTTAAATCTATTTGATCAATACCTTTATGTAAAAGATCCATATCCTCCGTTATAGCTTGAAATGATTTATTAATAATTATTCCTATTTGTATTTGATCAAATTGCATTCTATTTATCTTTACACTTAAATCTTGATTAAAGACAAATAGAATAACAATTGAAAAAACTAATACAAATAACAACCAAGTTGGTATTGCTATCATTAGTTCCTTTCCATAATAAATTGATAATTAGTTTCACCAGCTATTGGTGGTCTAAAATCTTTTATTATGTTTCCAGTTAATTTATTTTGTGCTCTGTTTTTATTATCAATCCAACTTTTAGTTTCCAATATACTATCAATAACTAAATTGGGATTTTCTAAATCAAAGCCCTTAATTCCAACATAATGAAATGCTTTGGTAATACGATTTTCATGCTTTTTAAAATATGTTTCATCATATCCACCAAATTTTCTAGAATTGTCATTAGGTTTCTGAGGTTTTCTTACATCAGATCCTTTTATAAATTGCCAATCCTTGTCATTGTTCATTTTATTTTGTAATGCTGGAATAGCCGTTACAACTTTACATCTTCCATAATGACCTGTTGTATGATTAAAATTATGTGTTGCAATCTGAGCCAAGTTTTTAAATATAGGATAACCTATACCTAATCCTTGAAAGTCAGGTAACACAACCACTCTTCCAATATTATAACAAGCTTTTAACTTTGGATGAGGAAAAGCATTTAAAGAGCCATAACCTACTAATGCATTATTCCAGTAATACAAATAACAATGTGGAGTATTAGCAGGAAGTTCAGCAGTTAAATAGTGATGCTGTTTAAATACGCTCCAAGAACTTTTGTCGGCTTTTCTAATTTCCAAAGTAATGTTTGGTCGCCTGGCTAACCTTTCCGTGCTTAAGATTCCAGTTTTGGTATCAAATATCCAATCAGGTCTTAACCACTCAATAACATCATAATGGCAACCTACCAATACGATATTTTTTAATCCTTTTCTATCAACATATTTTCTAATTGAATTAGATAATGCCTTAGCCACATTTCTATCTATAACAGAAGTAAATTCATCTACCACTGCTCCAGATTTAAGAGCCATAGCCATTTGAGCTCTAAATTTTTGACCGGTTGATAATGTTTGATATGG